GTGCGAACCTGACCGGTGCGTGGGCCAACGAGATCAAGCAGCAGCCAAAGTCCGTGATCGACACCCTGCACTCACGCACGGGGCGATTCAAGGGCTTCGGGTGGCACAACTGGTCCGGCATCATGGCGGACACAAACGCATGGGACGGCGATCACTGGCTGCAGGATATGCAGGCGCTGTGGGAGCTTGGGGACATGCCGGATTGGGAGTTCTTCACCCAGCCACCGGGCGTCATCAAGGTTGACGACAAGTGGGTGGTGAACCCGGAGTGCGAGGGCGTTCCCAGCATCCGCGAGAGCTACTACCAGAAGCAGATGCAGGGCCGCAAGGAAGATTGGATCAAGGTTAACCTGGCCAATCAGATCGGTTTGAGCTTTGACGGCAAGCCGGTCCACCCGGACTACTCTGAGTCGATTCATTTGGCCAAGGAGATTCTGGAGCCGGTGGCAGGGATCTGCTACGTGGGGCTCGACTTCGGGCTTACCCCCGCTGCGGTGTTCTGGCAGCGGCAGGTCAACAATCAGTGGTACGGCCTTGAGGAGATCGTCATCGAGGACGGTGACGCGAAACTGCTGGCCAACGAGCTGAAGGTTCGCTGTGCCGAGATGCAGGCCAAGTGTGCGGGGGCGATAACTTTCGTCTTTCGTGGTGACCCGTCTGGCGACATTCGGGCGCAGACCGACAGCGACACGGCGTTCCGTGTGCTGCGGGCGCATGGCGTGCCGGCGCTGCCGTGCACGACCAACGATCCGGAGATCCGCCGTGCGGCGTTGGACCGGCCGTTGACCCGCACGGTGGGCGGCAAGCCAGGGCTGCTGCTGTCGCCGAAGATGAAGCACTTGCGCAAGGCGTTGGCGGGCGGCTATCACTACGCACGAGTCAAGCTGCTGACCGACGATTCGCGGTACCGCGACGTGCCAGTGAAGGACATGTTTTCACACGTCGCAGAAGCGGCGGAGTACGGGCTGATGGACGCAGGGGAGCACAGCATTGTCAACGCCGGGCCATCAGAAAGGCCAGCCCCGCAAAGGGCGGTGATGCCGAGAGCATCGTGGTCTCCGTTTGACGCATGATAAGTGTGGTAGACCTCGCGGATCACTACCCGCTCGATGCGTGGGTAGTGTTCCGGAACTTGCCGGAAGGGGAAGCGAAGTGGTATATCAAACCGCTTCGCGATGGCTTCAAGCACGTTGAAGTTTGGGTCCGTGACAGGGGCGTTTGGGTTCGGCTCAATCCTTGCTATGAGATACCTACCCTAGAAGCGTACTTGCAGGAGCCTTTGGGGGCGGTAGGCGTCGAGTTCAAGCCTACGTTTTTCCGTGTGAGGAAGTCCATAAAGACTGGCGGCTTGAAGGCACCGTGGGTTCACGGGCCGATAACATGCGTAGAGGCCGTGAAGCTGGTCCTCTGTATCCGGAAGGCGTGGATAAAGACGCCGTATCAGCTATACAACTACCTCAAAAAGACGAGAGGGGCCTGAATGGGCAGCAAGCCTAAAACGCCGAAAGAAGATCCCGCGTCGATTGCATTGCGCAAGCGGCAGACGGAGCAACTGCTTGAGCTTGATGATGAGCAGAATGTCCGTGTCCGGCGTATGTACAACGCCTCTACAGGTATGCGGTCTTTCAGGGGAGCTTCGGATACGCGGTTGCCGAGTGGGGATTCAGCGGCATCCCCAGGTACGGGCAACTACGGGATGGTGCAATCCAACAAAGTCAGGTCCCCCGGGAAGTTTGCCAGGAAGTTTGGTTTTTTGAAAAATAAAGACACAAAATAGTGCCACTCATAGAACGGCTACCTCCGGACCTTGAGGACGGCGCGGCGCTTGCCAAGCGCAGAGCCAAGGCCGCTTCACGGAAAGAGTTGTGGCGGTCGGTATACTCCGACGCTTACCGGTTCGCCATGCCGGCCCGTGAGTCGTTCAACTGGACAACCGAAGGGCAGTTCAGGAACAACATCCTGTACGACTCAACGCTGCAGGAGACGACCTACACGGCGGCCAACACACTTTGCGCGTTGCTGTTTCCCGGTTGGACGAAGTGGGCCAACCTCGCGCCAGGTGGCGACATCGACAAGTCGAAGATCACGCCCGAGATTCTCGCCAAACTCTCGGCGGCCACAGACACGTTCTTCGATTTCCTGAACCACAGTAACTTCCCGCAGGTCATCAACGAGACTGCGCTTGATTTGATGGTCGGCACCGGCGCGTTGTGTTTTGACGAAGGCGACGACAAGAATCCGTTTGTGTTCTCGTCGATTCCGTTAAGTGCTCTTGAGCTTGAAGAAGGCCCGAACGGCACGGTTGAGACGACATTCATGTTGCGTAAGCCGTTGGTACGCAACCTGACGCGCATGTACGAAGGCATGTCGGTATTCGATTTGCCGGAGAACCTCGCGGCGAAGATAGAACTTGAGCCGGACGCCGAAGTAGAGATCATCCAGGCCGAGATCTACCACCCGGACACGAAGAAGTATTACGGCGTCGTGATGACGGTTGCCGACAAGGCGATCATCTGGCGCTTCGACTACGGCACGAGTTGCCCGACGATTGTGGCTCGCGCGACCAAGATGGCCGGCGAACTGTACGGCCGGGGGCGTGTGCTGCTTGCACTGAGCGATGCACGCACGCTGGACAAGATGCAGGAGTTCGTTCTGCGGCACGCGGCGCTGAGTGTCAGCGGCGTGATGACCGGTGTTTCCGATGGCGTGTTGAATCCGTACACAGCAGTTCTAGCCCCCGGCGCGGTTATCCCCGTGGCGTCGAACGACAGCGGCAACCCCTCGTTGCGGGTTATGGACATCGGCGGCAACTTCCAGATCACGGAAGTCATCATGTCTGATCTGCGTCAGCGGGTACGGCGCACGATGCTGGGGCCAGAGCCGACTGAAGGCGCTGTACGCAGCGCAACCGAGGTCAGCGTCAATGACCGTAACCGGTTGTGGGCGATGAACGGTGAACTGGGGCGTATCCAGGCCGAGTTGTTGGAGAAGATCGTCGCTCGCGGAGTGTTTATCCTGCAGCGGCGTGGGCTCATCGAGAAGTTCAACATCGACGGTCGGCAGGTCGCGGTCAAATACACTTCGCCGTTTGCCAAGTCGCAGGACGCCGAGGAAGCGTTGGCGGTGCAGCACGCCATATCAGCGATGATACCTTTCGGGGACGCCGCTGCGCAGTTGATTGCGCAGGAACTTCGTGTCGAGAAGCTGCCGGCGTTCTTCATGGAGAAGTACGGCGCCGATATGGGCCTCGTCCGCACAGAGCCGGAGAAGCAAGAGTTGATGCAGCGGGCGCAGGAGAACGCCGCGAAAATGCAGGCGGCACAAGCAGAAGGGCAGATGCCACAGGGGTAGAGGGATGGATGACTGGCTTGGGGAACAAGCGGCGGCGGATGCCGCCCGTGAGCAGAGAGCTGAAGGCTTCAGGATCGCGCAGCTTTACACCGTGTTCGAGACAGACGAGCGGGCACGCGAGATATTGAAGATATGGGACACGACGTTGCTACGCAGACGAACGAGCGTCAACGCCCCCCACACTGAATACGCAGCCAACGAGGCACTGCGGGCGTTTGTGGACGGTATCCACGAGCAGCTACGCCTCGCAAAGACCACAGCACGATAAGAGGAAGATATGACTGAAACAGTGACACCTGCCGCCCCGGTTGTACCGGACACGCCAGCAGCCACAGATGACAAAGCCCCTGTCGTTGCTGCTGAAAAAGTAGCGCCTGCAGCAGAGAAGGTTGCCGACTCGCTTATCCCCGCTTCGGATGGCGTAGTCGCCGAGAAAGTGGAGACGCAGGAAGCACCGAAGCCAGACACCGCCGCGAACCAGGACGAGCCAGAGTGGTTCTTGTACGAGGGCGTGAAGGGCGTTGGCAAGCCCCCTGAGTGGTACAAGGCCGACAAGTACAAGACGGTTGCAGCGCAGGCCAAGGCGCACACTGATCTTGAGAAGCGGTTCGGCGCCTTCACTGGCGCCCCTGAGAACGGCGTGTACGAGATCAAGTTGCCTGAGAATCTGGACGGTACGCTTGATGTCGAACACCCGCTGTTGAAGGGGCTGCAGACGTGGGCGGCCGAGAAGCAGATGAGCCAGGAAGGGTTCAGTGAGGCGATTACGATGCTGGCCGAGTACGAGGCGAGTCTCGTCCCGGACATCAGCGTCATCAAAGCTGAGGTTGGCGAGAACGCTGACGCGCGTATTTCGGCGGTCGCGAGTTGGGGCAAGGCGAATTTGAAGCCGGACGAATTCGAGACTCTCCGGCTGGCAACGTCCGGGGCCAACGCCGCTGCGGTGTTCAAGACGATTGAGGCGGTCGTGGCCAAGTCACGTCAAGTGCGCTTACCGAAACCGGGCGAAGATGTAGTCGCCGCACAGCCAGGCGGCGAGGCGGCTATCAACGCCGCGCAAGCCAAGATTGGCCCTGACGGCAAACGGCTGTTTGAGACCGATGCAGCGTATCGCGCGAAGGTGGAAAAGATGCGTATGGATTACTACAACTCAGCCCAACGGGCGGCTTAACGAGTGGTAACTCGGCGGGTAAAGACAGGGGGCGCTTATGTCGGCGCAGGTGGGCTCGGCGCCCCCTCTCCCCCGCAGTGGCAGAATACTTACGAGGACCAGGAGTTCACGGGCTCGTATGTGGCTGATCCCGGCGGCGGGCCGGATCAGTGGCAGTATAGCGGCGGCTCTGCGGGCATCGACCTAACCACCACTGGCACGCTGCTGGTGGATTTCACCGTGCAGCCGATCACGGCGACGGCAGTGACCTATGGCGGGCCGGGGTCTGGTGCGACGGTAATCAACGACGGGGCTTTTGGTAGTTACTCGGTTACGCGGAATATCATCGCTCACGATTCGTCGCTTACTGGGGCGACTGTAACTAAGGTCACAG